GGCAAAAAGGGATAGAAATTTGTGTAAACTACCTACACAGTGGCAAAAACCGCCGCGACATTATCCAATATTTTACAGATACTTACAAAGGCGCTGCCGTTTCAGATTCCACGATAGACAAATGGATAAAAGCAGCCCGCCCGTTCGTTGCTGAGCGCCTTGCTTCGGATGAAGAGGCTATAAGGATACAGAGCGCCGCGGCGGTGGGAGAGGTCGCCATTCGGCTTAATATCAGCAAAGAAGCGGTATTGGAGGGATACGCTAAAATTGGCTTCTTTGATATTCGGTCGATATTCAACGAAGACGGAACATTAAAGCCGATTACTGAGATAGGGGAAATCGCCGGGGGCGCGATAGCGGGAATCGAGATTGAGGAGAAAGTCGGCAAGGCCACAAAGGGGGAAGACGGCGCCGAAATCCCGGGCGTCCTTACACGCGTTTATAAAATCAAAGTGAGCGATAAGCGGTCCGCGCTCGATTCCATTTGTAAAGTTATGGGTTACCTGGCGCCGATCAAGATGGCGGAAACCGACACGAAAGGCGACGACGTGAAACGGACCAGGCAGGTATTCCGTTTACCCGATGGCCAGGAAGTCGTTTTTGAATAACCGTATTTTTAAACCTCAAATAAAAACCATGACCAAAGCAGAATTATTAAAGAAGCTGGCACCATTCCCGGACGAGATGGAAGTGCTGATCCCCAGCCGCGGAGAGTTTGAAGTAGCGCCTATCGAAAGCGTGAAAAAAAAGAAAGTGCCGTTTGCTGAATCCCCAGGCGGTAAAGCGCTGGCAAAGGAAGAGTGTATCGTTTTGGACGAAGAAATGTAAGAGCACGGTGGAAGAGGGAGCCCAACGTTTTTGAAAACTCTTCCACCTGTTTTTTAATGTGCTGATTATTAACCAATTATTAGAGGGTCCCAGTGGACTATTTTTATGTCACTAATTGAATTACCGCCCTCGCCGCCACAAGAAACAGAAGTTCTTTTTGAGCCGTTCCCAAAACAGCAGGAATTTATCGACGCGGCTTTATCGGGTAACTACACATTCGTTTTGTTCGGCGGGGCGATTCGCGGGGGCAAAACGTTTGCCATGCTGGCGATCTTCCTAATACTTTGCCGAATATTCCCCGGGTCCAGGTGGGCGATCGTCCGTAAGGACCTGCCGGTGATTAAAAAAAACCTTTACCCGTCCTGGGATAAGATCAAACCGACAAATTTTATCCGCAACCATAACCAGGAAACCCACACGGTAACGTTTAAGAACGGATCACAGATAATATTTTTCCCGGAAAGTTATTCCACGGATAAGAACCAGGATCGATGGAAGGGGCTGGAGGTAAACGGTTTCGGGTTTGAGGAAATTAACGAGTGCCAAAAAGCCAGCCTCGAAAAAGCGTTTGAGCGTGCGGGAACGTATATCATTAAAGGCCTGGCAAAGCAGCCGAAGCCGTTAGTTATTGCCACCTGTAACCCTACCCAGGGATGGGTGAAAGAACTGGTTTACACGCCACACGAAAAAGGAACGCTGAAAGCAAGCTGGAAATATATTCAGTCCAGGATTTACGATAACCTGCCGTTGTTGAAGGCTCAGCCGGACCTTTTGCCGTCACTGATTGAGAACCTGAGCAAATACGCGTTTATGGTGTTTGTGGAAGGAAAATGGAATGTGCAGTTAAAAACGGGTAACGAGTTTTTACGCGGCTTTGAACTGGGCAAACATGTTAAGCCGCTATATTTCGAGGGCCAACACACGGCGCACATTTCGCTGGATAGTAATGTTTTACCGCACATTGCAATAACATGCTGGCAACTGATTCGAGACGGTGTCGGGGGGTGGCTGATTAACCAGGTAGACGAATTGCCAGCAAAAGATCCTGAGAATACAGCAAGCCGCGCCGGTCAAAAAATAGTCCGCTGGCTGCAAATGATTGAGTATAAACAGCCAGTATATTTATACGGGGATAGGTCTACCAAGAACCGAAACAATATCGACGATGACAAACGATCCTTTTTTCAGATCGTGGAACAAACGATAAGGGAGGCTGGCTTTAAAACGGTGGATAGGATTTTAGGTTTTGCCCCTCCAGTGGCATCAATCGCTGCTTTTGTAAATGCAATATTCGACGGTGAGATCCCCGGATTGGAAATACAGATCAATGAAATTTGCACGGAATCGATCAATGATTACATTGAAACCAAGACCGATAAAGATGGAACGATTTTAAAGAAGCGGATTACCCTAGTAGCCGGTGGACCGTCTTTCGAGCCAAACGGTCACTTAACCGATACGCTCAAAGATTTTATCGTCCAGGCATTTTTTGAAGAATACAAACAGTACGTGAACAAATACAACGAACTCATACCTGGAGGTGTGGCTGCGATATCCAGGACGCCAAAAGTTACCTTATAATATTTTTATTTTGTTTCCAAAATAGTTTATATTTGAAGCATAAAAACACATTACCATGACAAAAATCTTTAAAAACGTATTCGAGTTCAGAGCCCGCGAAGACAAAAAGGAGAGCGGCGTAAGTGAAATTTTCGCTAAAAATAATCCTGAGTGGGAGAAAATGAACGAAACTAACGAAGGGTGTTGGGACTGCTCCGGCTGCTCCCGCTGCTCCCGCTGCTCCGACTGCTCCGGCTGCTCCCGCTGCTCCGACTGCTCCCGCTGCTCCGACTGCTCCGACTGCTCCGGCTGCTCCCGCTGCTCCGACTGCTCCGGCTGCTCCCGCTGCTCCGACTGCTCCGGCTGCTCCCGCTGCTCCGACTGCTCCGGCTGCTCCGACTGCTCCCGCTGCTCCGACTGCTCCGGCTGCTCCGACTGCTCCGACTGCTCCCGCTGCTCCGACTGCTCCGGGTTGAGGTGGAAGGAAGATGTTAAAAACGAAAAAAACAGCGCTGAGGCTACCGGCGAAAAAACAATTTGCGGCGGCTTAGTTGTGCCGGTTATAGAAAACATTCACCAAAAGGTTTACGAAGCGGCCAGTAGTGAAAACGCCTTAAACATGAGCGACTGGCATACATGCGATACAACGCATTGCCGCGCTGGATGGGTTGCCTTTTTAGCCGGGGCGCCTGGTAAGGAATTGGAGCAAAGGACTGATACGCTCTTTACTGCAATGCAAATTTATCACCGATCTTCTCCTGATATTCCGGTAAGTCCTACACGCTTTTTTGAATCAAACGCGTTTGCGTTGGCCGATATGAAGCGATGTGCAGAGGAAGAAAAGGCACTGGCAGAGAAAAATGGAAGAGATCACAGAAAGGGCGTTTGATATGTCGCTCCAGCGTTTGACCGATATTATATACCATAGTTAATTAAATAAAATTCGCTATTTTTGGTCCTGCAGAAGCCAGAAAAACCGTGGGGTAGCGCAGCGGTAGAGCACTGGGCTCATAACCCGGAGGTCGAGGGTTCGATTCCCTTCCCCGCAACTGATTTTATGACAAGCAATCGAATAAGGCGCCGCTTTTCTAAGTGGGGCCTTTTTTGTGCGGTAACCTGAAAGCATTATACAGGTATGGGACATTACTTCAAATACCTGGGAAGCAAAGAAAGCATGAGCGCATTATGGCAAAACCGCGAAGCGCTGGATAAATACTTAAAATGTTTGCGCTCACTTATGGCAGCGGACGGGGACCAGTCGGCGATCGATGAAATAGCCAGCGATCCGTCCGACCCCGAATATTTACTATATTGCAAGTTCATAAGTGGGGAACGGCACGCCTCCGAACGCTAATTTTTATGGGCACTGTAAAAGCCAAATTCAAGATCGACCGGTACGAAACCAGTTTGTTTAAAAACAAAAAGGACCACACGAAACCCTGGTCGGTAGAAAACACCGCGACGTATGAACAAAGGACCATCATTATGACGCCGGTTTACAGTAACAACGATCCCAATTCTGAAAACTCAAAGTTTTGGGCCGCAACGCCTACCGGGGAAATTCGCCTGGGGACGGTAAACCCGGAAGCCTGGGAGCACTTACCGTTGGGGCGCGAAGTTTATGTAACCTTCGAGGTTGCGGAAGACGACGTAAAATAGTTGGTCGGTAAAAACTGATCGTAAAAGAGCCCCACTTTTGGGGCTTTTTTATTTTTATTCCGAAAAAAAAGTAATTTCATCGCATGAGCCTAACAATTCAGCAACTCAAAGCCATGTCTTTCGGCTACCTGACCGGTTCGGATTTGTTACAATGGTGTGCCGGCCAGCTTTTGATCAAACAGTACGAAGTGGACCCGACCAGCCTACAAAACGGCTGCAATTTTGCATATTCGGAAGTGATCGGGCAACTTTCCACCAGGTATAAAATCGCGGCCGAACTTTCAAAGGTGGGCACGATCTTAGCCGCGGGCGAAGCCATCTTAACGGCTGGGGTTGTTACCTCGATCCGTGTGGTAACGCCAGGGGTCGGATATACTGGGGCGCCTACGGTGGCCATCCAGGGAGGCGGCGGCGCTGGAGCCACGGCGATCGCGGTTTTGCTGGGCGCTTCTGTAACCTCGTTCACGGTGAGCGCTGGCGGTACGGGCTACACTTCCACGCCAACGGTGGCGCTTACTGGAGGGATCACAATGGTAAGCCGGCCGGATCTATTGGTGGAAATAACGGCCAAACGTGCGGTAAAAAATATACTGGCCAACCTGCAAAACGTTTCGCAGGAAATGAAGGACGATTTTAAAGAGGCCAAACAAAATTTGCTCGATATTCGCAACGGGCAATTAAATTTACCACTGGAAGCCAGCACAATAGCCGCGGTTTCCGATGCTTTTTTAGTACCCAGCAGCTTTTCAACAATAGGATAAAATGAGCCGACACGAACGCCGAAACAATGACCCGGAAGTGCAACGTAAGCGCGAAGCCTACGCGGCCAACGGTGGAAACATGGGGGTGAGTGCACCGCCACCGCTCAGTTCACCAGGTAAGGGCGGCGCCGATGCTGGCGGCTACGGGATGGGAAATAAAGTTTCGGTACCGGCCACTGGTCAATCGCCGAACGTTAACCCGTTTATGATACCGAAATCTACCGGTATCAATGTCATTTCACAGACCTTTCCTTCAAATTATTACGTCGAGTGGAACTTAACCACATGGCGGGCCGCTTGTGACCAGGCTATAAAAATGGGTTATTGTACCTCGATCGCCACGCTTTACAGTTGGGCTTTTGAGTGTTCGCCGTTTATACAATCCCTGTTTAACAAGCTGGGCGCCGCGCTGGATCGTGTGGACTTCTTTGTGGTGGATGCGAAGGGTAACCGAATGGACGACCAAACGGCTGAATTGTGCGACAAGCCATGGCAAATGCAGCTACGCCGCGAAGTCCTTTTCTCATATTTTTGGGGCTTTTCCGGTTTGAACTTTGATCCGCTGGAGGGTAAGGTGTACAAATACCCGATGCAGCAAATAGACCCGATTAACCGGCTTTTGAAAGCGTCCACGTATTCGTTTTACGATGGTATGAAGTTCGCGGAAACGGCAAACCTTTTATTTGTGCAGCCTTCCACTAATTATGAAAGTTTCCTGGGCTGGATGCAACCTATTACCAGGTCCTTTATAATGCAAAATCTGACGAAAAATAACTGGGTATCCGCCGGCCGACGCCTGGCGTTTCCGTTAATGACTGTTGGTTATCCCCAAAATGATGGCGCCCAGGACGGAAACGGCAACCCATTAAACCCGTATCGCTTGCAAGCTGAGGCGGTGGCCGCGAACATTGACCCAGGCCAGGGGCTTGTATATCCGTACACGCTGGATAGTGCCGGAAATATTCAGAAAGCGATCGACGTGGATTTTGAGAACCCAGGCTCCGGCGCGAACATTCATAAAATTTATTCAGAATTTAATGCGACTGAGAAAGACGAAATCCGCGAAATGATCTTTGGTGGCTCACTGACGAGTACGACCCAGGCAAACGGCAACCGATCACTGGGTGAGGTTCAGGAAAGGATGCTGGACGCGGTTGTGGCCAGTAAGTTGAAATATGTTCTTTCGGTCATGAATACCGACTACATACCCAAAATTTCGCTCTTTTATGAAGATGGATTTTTACCCGAAGGCTGGAAATTCGATGTGCCCAGGGAAAAGAAAATGACCATTGAAGAGATCGCTGCTATTTCCAAAGTGGTGGTCCAAAACGGCAAACGTTTTAACGACGAATTTTTCCAGGCTAACGGGATCGCGAAAGAGTTCCTGGAAGACGCGCCGACACCAGCGCCGGCTGCAGGGTTTGGTGACGACGAGGAAGAGGGCGAGGAAAAGGAAGTTAAAAACCGCACGGGCCGTTTATTCAGTCAAAAAAAAAAGTAGTTATCATAGGTGAGGACTACGAACATGCCGGTTGCGGCCATTCCCATTTTCACGATACGTTGAAGTCCCGCCGGGACCTTAAAAAAGAACTGGTGGGCGTCAACCTGACGGACCAGGAAATAAAATATTTCTACGATAATCCCCGCGCAAAGAAGATACACAGCCCGACTTACAGGCGTTACAAAGAAATTTTTACAAAAGAGATCGTCGATAATACCGGCATACGAGCTGAGTTTAAAAATTTCAAAAACACAGCGGCACATGAACGATATTTGCTGAATGCGGCGCAATTCAGCGCGGCAAAGTCGGCGGCTGAGGCTAAGGCACTCCAGGCAGCGGTGTTCAATGAAAAGGGGGAAATAAAACCGTTCAGCAAATACAAGAAAGACGCGGACGAGATCACTGAAATTCAGCAAAAGACCTGGCTACGTGTGGAATACGAAACCTGCCGGCGCAATGCAGTGCAGGGCGACCAGTTCCGACAAATGCAAAAGGATAGGGACCTCTACCCGTACTGGATTTACATAGGCGTAATGGATGCGCGCGAACGTCCGGAACACGTGGCCTTGGAAAAAAAGGTTTTCAGGATCGGCGACCCGGCCGGTGATTCGATCTACCCACCAAACGGGTGGAATTGTCGTTGTAAGGGTGAGCCCGTGGACGATCTTTACCTCCAGGAAAATAATTTGATCCCGACGCCCCCAAAGGAAGCGGCTGAGTTACTGGAAAAAGAGGTGAATGATCAGTTCAGGTATAACCCAGCCAAGTCGGGCACGCTGCCAAAAAAACACAGCTATTTTGAAGTTTTACCGAATGCGAACAAAGCGAATTATGAACTATTCGACATGCCGTCTAGTGAGAATGCGACGCCATCGCTCACGGTGCAAAAATTAATGAAGCTGGCGAAGGAAGCGGCGCCCCAGGTGGAAGATTTGGGCCTTAGCATAGTAAAAGACCACGGCGGGTTTGCCACGCCTATAAATCTGAAATCGGAGGCATCCATCACCCGGAAGGCGGCCAGCGACTACGGAGGGGATCTTAGCTTGGTAAAAGATTCGGTAAGATCCACGGTGATCGTTCCAAAATCAACCATTGAGGCGGCAATCGCTGACCTGGAAGAGCGCCCGGGCGTCCTGAGAGTAAAACGACAGTTACACGCGACCGATCCGCTGGGGTATAGCGGCAATATTGCCAACTTCCAAACAACGAACCGAATAATGGCCGAAGTGCAGGTAAACACTGCGGAAATGATCTACGCAAAGGAAAAACCGGCAGACGCTATCCGAATACTGGGAAAGGGGCGCTGGAAGGCTATACGGGCTGAGCATGGAGGGATCGATGGCGGCATGGGATATGTGTATTACGAACAATGGCGCGTCCTGGATAAAACCACGGAAGCCGGAAAGATCGCCGCCAAAGAAATTGAAACAAAGTCGAAAAAATACTATGCACTTTTCAAATAAAAATGTATATTGCAAATTATGAGAGACTATGAAAATATAATGAAGCGGATCGGGATTAAAAATGTCTTCTTGGAAAATACCTTTGAAGGAATCGCGATTAAGTCGGAACCAGGTAACAAATGGACCGCGAAAAAGTCCGGTGGACTGGAGTATCCCCTTGCTGGATCGGCGGACCTGGTGGGTGATACACTAAGAGAAGCGAACGAAATTACCGAAGCGGCTTACAGTAACTACTAACCACATATTTCCCGCATTAACAAAAAAGCCCGGTCAACATTGGCCGGGTTTTTTCATTTTAGGGAGGGAATCACTTCTTTTTTACGCGTGGTCCGAACCATTCTAAAAACTCTTTATTTAGAGATTTTTCGCCAGCGGCTTTGCGACGTTTGGCTTCCGCGGTCGCGTCTTTTTTCATTTCGCTTGGAATACGGAAAGAAATGGTGGTGCCTGGTCCGGTAGGTTTTCGGCCGGAGCCTGGGCGTGCGCCACCGCGTTTTTTTTTCTCTATGCTCATTTTTTAAGTTTGGGTTGATGAATAGTTGGATTATTGGCTTTCAGGCAATCCTGAATTACCTTTTTTGTTTCATCGTCCAGGGGTAGGCCCATGCTGGCTAGAACGCGGACCGCATTAAGTGTTTGCCAAAGGTTTTCCGCCATTTCGTAAATCGGCGTCGGCGCGTTCACTGATCCCAGAAACTCTTTTAGCTTTTTATGCAGGTATATATTTTGTTCAGCGGTTCCGGTGTAACCCTGGATGCCGAACAAAGTGGCGAAGGCGGCGCGGGACTTGTGATCGCTTTTGATGCCGTGGTAATTCAGAAATAGCACGACGCTATTGTGGATAGTAGGGGTTTCCATTGGTTAAGTGGTTTTATTCATTTGTTCTAAAATATACTCCAGGTCCTTTTTTGAAAAGTGGCCCTGAGCGTACAAATTCCTTTCTTTTTGGCTTCCTTTCAACGACTGGAAGGCGCGGAACTGGATGGTGCAACCTTCGGCAGTGAGCGACATTACGCGGATCACCGGCAACTCATTCACCAGTGGGGAATGTTCGCGGAAGGTTACGCGGTCAACCAGTTGCCAAAGCAGGTAAATATCGGGATTATACCCGTCGTGGCCTTTCATGTGTGCAATGATATTGCCGCGGTCCTGGGCGACAACCTCGAAGTGGTTTTCTAAGTCGTGACGGTTAATTACTGACATGGTTATGGGGTTGTTTTTTTAATTGCTTCGGTACGTAATCGGGTTAATTCAATTTCGGCGCCATATCCGCGGAAGGTTACACCATTGCGGATAAAGAAACTGTTTTGTTCATAGATCGATTGAAGGACCGCATACTCCAGCAGGTCCGGCGCGGCCTGGATCAAACACGCGTTTGCGGTATATTCATCGATCGAAACTTCCGTTAAGTCATGGGATACCCCACAAATTACACGGTCCTTTTGGTCGGTTACGCAAAGCATATTTGGCAACCGTTCAATAAATTTTTTCGTGGTATTAAGGAGCCACGGCCCAGGGGTGAACATTGTTTTTGACATAATATCAATTTTAATGGATGAATGTTTCGGGTGCGATCTTGTTACACAGTTCCTTTGCTTCTTTGAGGTCGTTATGATAAACCTCGTAACCGCCTTCGGTTTCAAGTGCCTTTACCATTAAAACCAGCTTTTCCAGTAGTTCGGGCGCTGCATTTGAAAGTATTTCAGCGTTCGATCTTATTGGCTGGTGATAGGTGAGTTTGGCGCCGGTGGCTTTGTTGTAAGCGTCTTTTGCAAGGCCCACACAACTATCGAAAGTGCCTTCCTCGTCTTCGATAGCCTCAACAAATTTTTCAACCGCTTTTAACAGATCGGGGGCCGCGGCGATCAATTTAGCATTTGCGTACATTTCGTCGTCACTCACAGCGGGATGGTTCCCAAAACTGTTATTTGAGTTACCGCACCAGGCTTGCGCGATCAGCAGCCCTTTTGCGTTTTTGATGCCGACAATACTGTTTGTCCATGGTCCGGGTGTAATTCTCTTTTGCATATTATTTTTTTTGAGTGGATAATTATTTTTTGATGGCCACAATAAAGCTGCCGCAACTGTTTGAAACTTTGATACCGGTGTAAAACTCGTCTTCGTAAGCGTAGAGGTAATCCCGGGAAGAGCCCACGAGCCAAACGCCCAGGTAACCCAGCGTATGCGATGGGTGAGATAACGACCATTCGTTTTGAGTTGCCGGGGAAAACCCGTCTTTGCATTGTTCCACGCCGTCGGTCATGCCGTCGAATTTGCTTTTCAGGTTAATGTGCAGCGCCGAAGCGTTTTTCTTTACGAAACTTTTAAGGGTGGCGAGAGTGATTTTTTTAGACATATCGTTTGTTTTAATGACAGAGTAAAAGTAATACCTATTTTGATAACTGCAAAACATTTATCAATATATTTTAAAAAATATTTCCATTCCATTTTCAAAAGGTTATACATTTGGTTAAAATTATCAGCTTATGGACGTTATTATTGGCCTGGCGATCATTGCCATTTTGGCCCTGGCGATCGTTATTTTACTGGTGGATATTGTTTACCACTGGTTAAAGGGAATGTCGAAACTGTATTTCGTCAATTATTTTATCCTGCAATGGTTCTTTATCAGGCTGACCAGGCACACGGAAAGGATAATCGACGAGGTAGACATGATCGAGGCTTCCATGCTGAGCCCGCACGTCGGCCAGGTAACTGGTATCGGGTTCGGGGTTAAGAGATCACACGTTTTAACCTGGTATTCAATTCAATACTGGGTGATCCCGTGCACCGGATGGACCACGTTTTTTAAATACATTGGCGGCAAACCGAAGTTTTGGCGGATCACAAAGCAGTGGCGCAAAGACGAAGGGCCGTGCATGTTCCCGCCCCAGGGGTGGAATTGCCGTTGTGAGATTCACCGTAACCAGGAATAAAACTATATTTGGTTTATGGCAATCAATGAACAAAAGGCGCTCCAGTACCTTATCGAGATCGTGAACGGATGGCGCCAGGTTTACCACGTGAACCGGGAAGGCGATATTGTTTTCCAAAACGATCGGACGCTGGCAAACGTGACCTTTTCCGATAATGCCTTACACAAGATCGCGCCCCACTCGAAAGGGTTTGAACTGATCCCCACCACGATCGAAGAGCCGGACGAGATTTGGAGTTACTGGGAAGACCCGGCGACCCAGTTAGTTGTTTTGCGGAATTACATAACATTCGATACGCTGCCGTTTATCGTTCAAACCAGGGACGGCGTGATCACCGACGCTTTTGTTGTGGCGCCGAAAGCGGCCAATAAATTCAGGAAGGGGGTTTTGTTATGAGATCGCCCCAGGACCTCGCCAGGAAATTTAAAGAGGCACGCCGCGCAATGGCAGCGCTGGACGCGAAGCTGCCGCGGATCATTGGCACCGTGGCGGTCCAGGTTGTGAAAAACAATTTCAAGTTACAGGGATACGATACCGGGTCCGGGGTTCAGAAGTGGCCGGCGCGTGCTGAGGTTACAAACCGATCTTACGACTATCGATCCAGTGTAAAGGGATCGGTTTACAATAGTTCAAACCCGATCCTGGAGCAAACCCGGAATTTATACAACGCGATCCGTTACCAAATCACCGGTAAGAAAGTTCGTATCGGCGTGGATCTTACCGTGGTACCTTACGGTGAAAAAATGAACGATGGCGGCTCCGGCACCTGGGGGAAATACGCGAAAACGGAAACACCGGCCCGTAAATACATGCCGAACGATACCGACGGGCCGAACCTGGCTTTCCTTCGGCCGATCGAAAGAAAGATCAAATTTGAACGGGAAAAGGTAATGAAGGAATTTAAAAAATAACCATGCGAAGCGACAAAGTAATTATCGACCTGGGTTACCCTCTTTTGAAGTTGCCGCGATCGATCCCGGTAACGATGCAGTTTAACCACGCAGCGCCGCCGCTGGGGTTTGCCCAGGTGTACGAAAAGGACGGCCAATATTTCGCGGAAATGGTTTACGAAGAGCCGCCCGGGTTCTCTTTTTTGCTTTACGAATACAGCGCGTCTTATCAGTTAAAGGATAATGGTTGCATCATTTGGGAAATTACTTTGGTGGCCAGCGGCGCCTCTACTGCCAATATTCGCCTGGTGGAAGGGGAAGAGATCGGTAAAACAATGTCGGAGGCATGGCGCGACGTGGATTATTCCCTAAAAATGTTATTTTCACCTATCGGGAAATTTATAAAGCGGATAATATGCAGATCGAACCAGTTTACCAAAAACTCGAAGAGTTCAGACAAAAGCTAATTGGCTGGCACAAAACCCACGAAGCCAGGGAAAAACTGTTTGAGATCAAAGCCCTTTTGACTGAGGAAGAGGGAACGGAACTTTCCACCGCGCACGTCCGGTTAAGGATGGGGGAAGGCGCCGGTGATTTTAACCGGGTAACCGCCAGGCTCATTTCAAAATACCGCCAGGGTCCGATATCGGGGCCAGGTGAAAAAACACTTTTATGATCGATCCAAACGAGGAAATAAAAAAAGCCATCGCCGAAAAAATGGACGATGTGAAAGCCGAATTAACAAAGGCGATCAAACACTACAAACGGCTAACTTACCTTAGCCTGGTCGGTAGTATTATTTACATTTTGCACATGCTTTTTACTCACATTATCAAATAATTCACATGATCGGCGAAATAATGCAAGCGGTTATAGATGAATGTAAAAAGTTCTACGAAGGGAAGGGCGGCACATTCATTTTAAAAACCGACTACGATTCCACCCAGCTAACCAACTACACAATGCCGCTTTGCCTGTTTGATGTGGTGGAAGCGCCCGACAGTTACCAGTTTATAGGCGGCGCCACCAATATGGGGTGGCTTTTTGCGATGAACTCTTACAACTATTCGCCGAACCCGACCGCTGAGGACGACGGCGGTTACTCCAGTTCGCTTTTAAATGTGGTGGACGATATACGGCGCCACTTTTCCATCGGGATATGGCTTACGGCCGGCATGACGGCCATAGCTGAGAATTACGCAAATTCCATGATGCTTTCCGGCGTTATGCCTGGCGACGCGCTGGACCGTGACGGCTTAATAAAAGGGTTCAAAGTAATGTTTGACACCGCTTCGATCGATACCGATACCGCTTCGGTGAAACCATCCACTGAGGTACTGGAAACCGTTACCCAAATTTGCTATCCGCCCACGAGTTAAAATCCTATACCAAAGAAAAGGCCCGCTCCAGTTAAGTTGCGGGCCTTTTCAATTCCGGGAATGATCGGTTAAACGAATATTTCTACGTTTTCGGCCATGTGGGCCGCCCAGGCGTCCTGGAACTCTTTTTTCCTTTCCGGTGATTCAAAAACAACGTCCTGGCCACCAGGCACCAGCTTAATTTTTCCGGCTTCGTCTTTGGTGGCATATTCGCCGATCAACTGGTCGGCTTCGGCCCGTACTTTACGGATCGCCACCGCGTTTTTTGAATTGAACATTTTAATTTTTTCCGAATTGAAGAGCACGAAGCAAATAGATTTTTCGGCCTGGGTTTCCATGTCGGACAAAATGTTAACGAGGTACTGTTTTGTAACGGTCCTTTTCATTTGGTAGGTTTTGAGGGTAAAGTATTGAGGTAAGTTGTGTAAAGTATTTCGCTGGTGACGCTCCAGCCGCGGCTGCCGCTTTCCATGGCGTCAATGGTTTTCCTGGAAATCCCCGTCGCTTTGAAGAGCGCTATTTTACTCACTTTTTTTTCGCGGCGTAATTTTTTAAGATCAGCGGCCCGCTTTACCAGGTTTGTAGAAATTTCGTCGGGGGTCATGGTTAGTAGTGTTTTTCAAATGTATAATTATTTACACAATTATTTAAAAGTGTGATCCCGCGTCTTACTTTTAAGCCATGAGCGGTAAGAGAATCGTATTTTCCACGGCAACCCCAAACGATCAGGGCGGTATTATACCGAATGATTGTATCGACTTTGCCCGCTACAATGTAAACCCGGTTATCCTTTGTCAACATAACTGGTACGAACCGCCGTTAGGCTTAATGACCGACATTAAGATCGAAAACGGAAAATGGACCGGCGTTCCGGTGTTCCATAAGATCACCAAAGAAAGCCAGGAATACGCGGCCATGTACGAAAAAGGCTTTTTGCGTGCATGTTCTATTGGTGGGGATGCGGTTTGGAAAAAGAACGCTGCAAACCAAACGTTTTACGATAAGAACGGAAACCGCGTTTGTGAAAAATTCTACCTGTATGAAATTTCCATGGTGAGCCTTCCGGCCAACATGGACGCCGTGCAGGACGGACCGGTGGAACTGAGCGAAACCGACCTGGCTTCCATGCTTAACAAACCTGAGTATTTGGCTAAGGTGTTCGATCACACAGACATGCAGCAAATCAGTGAAAAACTTGTTACCCTTTCATCACAATTCAATAAACTCGTAATGAAGACCGAAGAAAAACCAGCCGCGGAAGCTGCAAAACCTGCCGAAGTTGTTACCCTGACAACTGAGAAACCCGCCGCTGAGGCCGCTAAACCTGCCGCCGAAACTGCTAAGCTGGAAACGATCGTGGCACCTGCCGACGAGTTGCCCGCGTTTATGAAAAATATCGTGGGTTTCATGTCACAGATAAAAGAAATTTTGATGGGTGGGGCTGGCGTTAGTAACGTGCTGGAAAATGCACCGAAAGCAACGATCCCTGCAAATGCTGGCTCGAAAACGCCAACAACCCAGCCGGCCGCGAAAGCTGCCGACGCAAAACAGCCTACGCCTACCGGTTTGAGTGTGGACGAAGAGTTGTTAAATACGGCCCGTTTGACCGCTGAAAAAGCAGTTGAAGAGGCTTTCACCGCTAAGGCCGCCGCTGAAAAGACAGGCGCTACGCAAACTGAAAAGGACGCGTACACAGCCAAAGCAAAAATCGCCCTGGAGGCGATCGCCGAAGTTGAAAAACTGGAGGCAAAAGCGAAAGAAAAACCCAAAGAAGACGACGAAACCGAAGAGGAAGCCGCCGCCGATGGGAAAGAAAAGGAAACAAAGGAAAAAACAAAAAATTCAGCGAAAATGAAAACGACCGCACAACTGATGGCCGACAAAACGGTACTGGCTCCTAAACCTGAACACCAGGCCAAAGTGATCGGTTTCGGCAATTCTATACCGTTCAGTAAGTTGTCTTCCGACAAGGAAGGGCAACGTATTTTGAACAACGTTATGGCCAAAGACGCCGGGCAAAAGGATATTGCGGAGTACGCGATCGTCCTTAACTCGATTTTGGCCGATGGCAAATTTGCCGCCCTGAAAGACAAAGTTCGTTTCATGCAAAACGTGAACGAAGCCCAGTTACAGGCTTACCAGTCTACGCCTGGAAGCCGCACCGGTTTGTCTTTAACAGACCTGGCCGCGAAACTCAATCGCGGTGAGTGCAGCGTAATGACCCGCTCAAATACCATGGAAACCAGGACCACGCTTACGGCCACTGACGACTTCCTGGCATCGCCCGATTTGCTGGCGATCGAGTTTTTACCGCTGGCGATCTTCAAATTATTCCCGGACACTTCCTGGAAAAAAGATATTCCGCTTTTCGGCGCAACCGAAACCGGAAACAATACCGGTTTGATCTTCGCAAACATTGCGGCTGATCCTGCCATCACCAAAGGCACCAAACCGGTGAGCCCTACGGATTACACGTACAGCGATACGGCCGTGGCGTTAAAACTGGTTCCATACTGGTTACAGCCAATGTTATGGGAGCCGTTGACCATGCACCAATTACGTTACGACCAAATGACCACTGGATGGGCTCAGGCGTTTGCGAAATGGGGTGCGGTTATGGACGACGAAATGATCTACACCCTGGCGTCAACGGTGCCAGCGTCTTCGATCGTTCAGAGTTCAGGCGGTTTGTTCTACATGAGCGGCGCGGCTGATCCTAATTCGTGGTATTACAACCCGGATTACACCGGCAACCTGAAAAAACCAGCGTTCAACGACATTATGAGGCTGGAGCAGATTTACAACAAACAGAACTTTGCGCTGGAAAGCGAAAGGGCTACCCTGGTCCTCGATCCTACCATGGATTCGTTAATCAGCCAGGACCCGGATACAAAGAGCCTGTTAACCCGCTGGGTGGATTCAGGAAAAGAAGACTTTTTCAAGATCAAACACACGCTTTTGCCAATGCGTTCACGCGTGGCGATCTACGACCCGGCTACCGGGCTGGTAAAGGACCCGATGGGCGTAATACCGTCAACGGCGGTAAGTGCGGGTGTCGGTTTCATCCCTTCCAACGTAGGTATGGGCCTGGGTATGCTGGACGTGTTTATGATCCAGGACCCGAGCGCTTACGGATACAAAATGTCCGCGGACATTCGTATCGGTATCACGCCATTGCGTGCTAATTACAACGGTACAACGTTGTACACCTACGGGGCTGCCGACGTTTAGTAATTTGATCCTGACACAATACGGGGACCGTTAACGCGGTCCCCACTTTTGCAAACTGATTTTCCTTAAAACACAATATTTTTTCCATGAAAAAGATCCTTTTTATTTTGACCCTTTGCGCTTTTGCTTTTGTGGCGCCAACGCTGACCGGTGAGAACCAGGCACACGCCCAGTTAAGACAGAAGACGACCCCGGTTTTGCCGCAAGGCCAATTTATCAATATCGGCGTAAGCCCTAAAGATACCCTGGCGGTGAGCGATACGATCGCGTACATTATCCCTATCGAACACACAAACAAGGTGAATTTTTACCAAACGTTTAAGTGGACGAAAATAGGCGCCGGCACCGCTACAATGGATTTGCAGTTTTGGCAAAGCAATAACGGCACCGACTGGCTGACGCTCAAACAGGGGGTAAACATGATCGCCTATACAAAGACTTTCACGCTATCGGCGACCGGTACAAATGAGATCGATTTTGCCAGGGATACGGTCACGGTTTCGGCCAGGTATTTGAAGATTCAATATAAAACTTCCAATACCTCCAGCGTCCAGGGATCGGTGGCCACGACGGTAAAGTCGTATTACAACTAACCAGGACAAAAAATAATTTCCCAAATTACCATAAAACGATAATACCATGGTTTTCAAAATTAATGCCGCTTGTATCCCGCAAATCTTAGCCTGTATAGAGGCTTTTAACGTTTGCTTTTTTCACGGTGATGGCAATATGTACGATAACGAAAACGATTCCAATTTCAGGAAGGATTTTTCCAACCCGAAAAACGAAGGCGCCGCGTATCGTATCAAATTTACCCATGCATCGCAGGTGCCTACCAATGTAGACGACCTGAGCAAAAAACTGTTTGAAGCAAGGAACGCGGACGTGATCGCAGCGGCAAAAGGAAAAGAAGTTTCGCCAACCAAAACGCTGACCGTGAAAAAAGCGGAAGGCGAAGAGGCCAGTAAGTTACAGGTAAAACAGCCTGGCGCTGAGGGCTCAGGATCGGCTGCAGCCGGGGGTGGTGCGGCGGAAGTTGTAAAGGCTAAGCCTTACAACCAACGCAACAAAACCGAACTTATGGCCGAATTGGCTTTGAGGGATTTACCGGTAAATGAAGTGGACACCAAAAACATGATGATCGAGCAACTGGAAGCGGACGACGCGAAAAAAGCGGAAGGCGGCGGCCAGGCGTAAAGATCATTTTATTTTAAGCTGGCGAAAGCCTCAAAATCGTAACAATGGAACACCCAATAAGTATAACGGTCATTAACAACGCTGCCGGTATTCCCCAGGAAAACGCCGGTATTATGGGGCTTTTTTGTAAAGCCGTGGCCGTTAGTACGACCTTTGCACTGGGTACGATGTATTTACTCACCCAGCTTTCGGATTTAACGGACCTGGGGATTAATGCAGCTTATGACGCCGCCAATACGGTAGCCGTTTACCAGCAAGTGAGCGAATATTACGCCCAGGCTGGGGACGGCGCTTTGCTTTGGTTGTATGGCGTGGCAAAGGCTACGGCGTTCGCTGATTTTGTGGTGAGTGATCCGTTTAAAGCCGCTATTCGTTTTACCGCACAGGCAGATCCTTTGAACCGCGTTAAAATGATCGGACTTTGCTACGATGTGCCGACAGATACGCAATCAGCAACCGATTTCCCGGCAGATGTTACGGCAACGATCACAGCTTTGGAAGCCACCAGGCTTTCTTTGTTTGCGGAAGGTTACCAGTTCAGCGCTATTGTGGACGGTTACAAAATGAGTGCAACGGTATCACCGGCGGCACTTACAACCGTGGCAACAATGTCATGCCCTGGCGTTTCCTTGTGTATCACCGGATCAAAAGGAAACGGCGTTTCGGGCGTAGGGCTGGCACTGGGTCGCTTTGCGCGTATTTCTATCGGCCACGGGTTTGGGGCGGTGGAAGACGGGCCAATGGCAACCACAGACGCGTTTTTGACCAACAGCGTATTAAAAACTACGGCCGGCACTTTGTTAGTGGGTAGCACTTACACAGTATTCGGTGCACCGGTTACGTATAACAGCGCCACCTATGCAGTAGGTAAAACGTTTGTGGCCGTGACTAACTTTACTTCGTTTACGAGCGCCGGCGGCGGTTACGTGGTGGATAATTCTACCAGGGTGGCCAGCCTGACGCCGACAGATATAGACCAGTTGGGCCAAAAGCAATTTATGTTCCTTCGTACCTGGTTCAGCAAATCAGGATATTTTTGGAACGATGGCGCAACGTGCGAACTGGCAACAAAGCCGCTTTCTACCCAGGAATATAACAGGGTTGCAAACCAGCTTTCGGCCGATGCCTTGTCTTTCTTTATCAATCAAATGGGCAAAAACCTGCCTTTGAATACGGCGACCGGCGCGGTAGATTCTACCTACCTGATCGCTAAACAGGCTGAGTTTTTTGAAACATACATTAACCCGCTGGCGGTTAATACCGGTACGGGTGACCTTACCACTGGATCAATGACGATGGCGGGTCCGAATTTCAACGCCACCAAAACAATGACATTCAAACTTAAAATAGTGCCTACCCCAATTTTGGGAGGGGTAACTGGTACGGTTGAATTTGTCGCCACCCTTTAATTTTTAAGCGATGCCTAATTTAGATGCCCTCATACTGACCGCCGCCGATTACAAAGTTTTGATGATCGTTAACGGCAAAACGTTTCCGCTTCAAACGCTGGACACGATCGGGCAAAATACCGCCCGTGAACAGGAAACCGTTTACGCTATCGGTACGGAGCAACCGATCGCTGAGAAAAGGAACGGTGTTAAGTATGCCGGTAAACTCACGATCCAGGTCGGTGAGATCGCGGCAATTTTGCAGCTTTGCGGCTTGCAGGAATCAACACAGATCAGCGGGGCCACGTTGGCCATTACTGCCGTTCGCGGCGGTTTTTCACGCGTTTATTCGGGAATGAATATCAATACTGAGGACATTGATATTAAAGCGAAGGATAAGCAAACGACGGCAAATCTTGACTGGGCCGCCGTTAGTGTAGTTTAACCCCTCAACCAATAGTTACCATGGAACAATTCAAACACGAGATCAGCTTTTTATCAAAGGTTTTCAACCCCGAATTAAACAGCGGGGTCGGCGACTGGGAGTTTGCAGAGGTCACAAAAACGGCCACGTTTAAAGAACTGACCAGGACGGACCGGGACCAGCACAAACTCCACTTTAAAATAGTAGGCATGTTCACCAATTCCGTGAAGGAATCGGTGGAAGAGGGAAGAGAAAACGCGCTGCCGGAATTGAACCCGGACGCGCTTTGTGATCTTACTTGCAAATTCATAAAGGATTTGCTTATACCAACGGAAGAATTTACCATGACCGACAGGGAAGAATTACTGGGCGATAGCGGCGCCTTAATTATGTTGGGTATGTGGTTACTGGGCAATAAAATAGCCCCCTTTTTTTCTGTTTTAATGAAGAATTACAAAAAATAAACGAAGGCAAGAAAGGAGAGGTAGAAGAAAATTTGATCGCCCGGAACCCGGTTTTTTATAAAAAAACTATGTTCCGGGCGTTTTTTGGTTATAGCAGGGAGGACGTGGAAGGGAAGGAAGTGGACCAGGTGGAAAAACGGGAACACCTGGTAAAAACGATCGCGCCGGCCTTTGCGACGGATATTTTAAACACACTGGCGGCGGAAGGGTGGACGGTGGCCAGCATGAGCAACAACGTGTACGTGCTGGAGCGGCTGACGATCACCAAAAAAACGATCGGGGGAATGTCCCTTACTGAATACCTGGATAATACTATTATGCTGGATTCGGTGTTAAAATTGTGGCACGCGCCATACATTGATAAAAATTAAACGCGCTGATTATGTACGGTTTTACTTTCAACGTTGACGGGAATAGCTTACAGCAAATGGCGGCCATTGAGCAAGCCATTAAGAACCTGGGCGGAACGGTGACCACACAGACCAGCAAAATGAAAAATGATTTTGCGGGGATGGGATCACAGCTTAGCAGCCTGAGAAACCAGCTATTAACCGCGTTCAGTGTGGCCGGGATCATTTCTTACGGCCACGATGTTATAGAAACCGGGTCCAAACTGGAAACCCTTAACAACGTTATCAATTTTACGAGCCTGGGCGCTCAGGATGCCGCCAAAAACCACGAATTTTTAAAACGGATCATTCAGGACTATAAGCTGCCGATAATGGAAACGGTGGACGGGTTTTCCCAGTTTAACGCGGCTTTGATGGGATCGGTTTTGCAGGGTGAGAAAGCCCGGAAGATATACGAAGGTGTTTCGATCGGCGTTACGGCCATGCACTTGTCCGCGGCCCAGGCTCAGCAGGTTTTCCTGGCCCTTAATCAAATGGTTTCAAAAGGAACGGTCCAAAGCCAGGAACTTAAATTGCAACTGGGTAACGCGCTTCCTGGTGCGTTCCAAATAGCGGCTAAGGCCATGCACATGACCACGGCGGAGTTCACCAAACAGGTGGAAGCGGGGAAGGTCCTGGCTTCGGACTTCCTGCCAAAGTTTGCCGACGCGATGAAAACACAGTTCGCCGGCGCAATTCCAAACGCGGTTTTGTCCACCACGTCCAAAATAACGGACATGAAAAACACCTTTACGGAGTTAAAGGATAAGATTTTTACAGACCTGGAGCCCGCCATAAAATCGTCGATCGACAGTTTAAAGTCCCTGGGGCAATCGTTGAAAGGTGCCTGGGAGTGGGGAGTAAGGAACAAAGACACCTTAAAAGAGATCGGCACTTATTTAGCGATCGCGGCGGGTGCCTGGCTGACCTATAAAGGGATATTGTTGGCGTATGTAGCCGCCACAAAATTGGCCGTAGCCTGGGAAGCTATACAACTGGTTTCGATCACTGTTTTGGGTGATGCCTTCCTGACAGCTTCCGTATTCACGAAAATAATGGCGGCCGCTCAGTGGGCTTTAAATGCAGCAATGACGGCCAACCCGATCGGGCTTATTATCGCAGCGCTGGCTGCAGTCGTGGCCGCCGTGGTGTATGCCTATAACCATTTTAAAACATTCCGGGCCGTATTGTGGGCCGTATGGGAAACGGTTAAAGAGTTCGGCCGGATCGTAAGCGATATTTTTACCGGCCTTTGGCATGTGATCCACGGGGTTTTCACCATGAGCCCGTCGGAAATTAAACTGGGTGGCGCTCAAATGGTCGATGCTATGTTTAACGCCGGGAAACGGCTGGGGGATGCAGCGAAAAAAGGATATGCCGCGGGTATGGCTGATTTTGACGCCAGCAAAGGCGGATCAAAGCAGAAAGGCCCGACAGCGGCACCGGATAAGAAACCGGCCGGCGCAACTACGAACGCGGTAAAAGATTCGGCCATTAATACCTCAGCACTGGCTGGAGCGCGTGGTGGCCTGGGGGAAGCGAAGATCATTAACATACGAATTGACACCATGCAGAAAGTGGAAGTAAAAGGGGTTAAGGAATGGAAAGCGGCCAGCCAGGACGCGATCGAGATATTAACCCGGACCCTGAACAATATGGCTTACTCACAAGGCACAATGTAGAATTATGCAATTTTTCATTAAAGACGCAAACAGCGACCCGAATGTTCCGTATGCCGGTAAACTCGTTCCACGGGATGCGGTGGCCTATGTGCCGCCAGTACAAGATCCTAACGTAAATTATGGTGGCGCCACATTGCCGGCTCAGCGGGTGCAATACGTACCGGTTCCAAAGGACCTTACCAATAACCCCAGCTTAATAGTTGTGGGCGGCATCACATTACCGCCCGATTGCGCTATTTACCTGGACGGTGAAAAGGACCTGGTAATGTCAAATATACTGGACGGGGTATCGGTGTTTGAAAGGATTTTGCGGAAGCCGTACCAAATCGAGTTTGAAATGGTTGTGAGGAAAAAACTACCTAACGGGGATTATATTTTCCCCCAGGAAGACTTTTACGCGATATGGTCAAAAGTTTGGCTCCCTGACAGCGTGCAGGTGATCCAAAACACGTTTTTAAATAAACTGGGTATCCAGCAAGTGATAGTGCAAAATATTTCACCTACCACGGTCCGCGGGTCAACAAATTTGCCTTTGAGGCTGAAATGTTGGGAAAACGTGCCTGGTCAATCCTTAATTATCGGGTAATGTTTTTTAACGCCAAAATATCGGTCGTGATCGGCGACAAAGCACTTCAAACGGTCGTTTCTGTAACCACGGAAAACGAAAGTTCGCATGTGGGCGCCACGTGCGACCTGGTTGTGCCGCTGAATTGCCGTATCAAATACCAGGACGGGAAAGATAACTACCTGACTGATTACGCCCGTAACCTGTTTAAAAACGGGGACGCGATCACCGTTAAGGCCCAGTATGAAGGAATGGAATGGCTGACCGTGTTTAAAGGGTTCGTTTATGACTTTATCGAGGGCAACCCGTTAACGATCAAGTGCCTGGACTATATCTACTTTTTTAACCTGGGCATCTTCGGAAATAGCCGGGTCGTCTACAAAAAGAGCGCAAAAGCCAAAAAAGTTATTACCGGTACCGGCGCCTCGTATCCAAAAATTACGCTCAGGACGTTGCTTCAAAATTTGATCGATTATGTAAACGATACTATCGATGAATCACTGGACGACGCGGAGCATGTGAGCCTGGTAACGCCCGTATTCGATATGACCCTGGTAAACATTTCCTTTGTGAGCATGTCGCCGGCGGCGATCCTGGAGTGGTTAAAAAAGGAACTGGGGTTAAATGTGAGCCTTTCCGGGCCGAAATTATACTGCAATATCGCAAGTAACACGCTGGGCCTGGTAAAATACGATACCACGCGCAACGTCCTGAGATCAGGGTTACAAAGGCGGTTAGCCACCTTCCAGCGGTTTAAGCTGAAAGCGTGGTTTTTGCGCGAAGACGGCACCCGCGATAGTTTCCAGGTAGGCGACGACAGCGGAACTTTGAAGGAAGTTTTTTTCTACCGGGTGGCCAGGGATGAAAACTTATATCGCAAAATGGCGGACGAAGCGTTGCTGAAATTCAAACAGCACAAGTATAGCGGCACCATTGAAACACTGCTTTACCCGGCGCCGGAATTGTTTTGGAAGGTGGAATATAAGGATTACCGTTACCCTGAAAGGTCCGGTAATTACGTCGTTATGGGAATGACCGTTACGCTCGATGAAAATGGGTATCACAGAACTATTAAACTGGCTTTTTTATCCGATCTTTTATAAATGAATGGACACAAAGACGATAACAACGATTTACCGGAAGCGCTGGAGAATTTTACCAACATGATCCTTCGCGGAAATACCACGTTTGAGGGTAACGTGGAAGCCGTGGACGAAGAGAAGTTCACCGCCACCATAAAAACGAATGAATCGACCTATTACGAGGTCCCCTTACGTGTTTTGGTGAGCGCCCAGGCTTCGGTTGTGGAAATTCCAAAGCTGCAAACGCCGGTGATCCTTTGTTTTCGACACAACAATTTGCAGCAACCGCAAATACTGGCCATCCATGAAGCGGATAAATTGTTAATAAAAACCCCGTTAACCAAATTCAACGACGGATTACTGGGCGGAATGGTTAAGGCCCGGGAACTGAAAGCGCAAAGCGAAAAGGACGAAGCGGTGTTAAATGGCCTTTTGAATGTTATAAACGGCCCGGCAATCAATGAACCAGGCAACGGCGCCCCTTCCGCTTTTCAGATCGCTTTAAAAGCGGCCCTGGCCGGTAAACAGCCGGGGGAATGGGATAACCTGGAAAACGATAAAATTTTGCAATAATGAAGGACATACTTTTCGATATAACGACCCGGGAAATTGTAATGAAAAACAACGATTTTGCCACAACGGAAAACCCGTCGGTACAAAACGGCGGAATTATACTTTATTCCCAGTGTGCAAACCCGCTGGTGCCAATGATGGGGGTAGGGATATTGAACATTATAAACGGCAACATGACGAAAGCGGCGTATGAATTGAACCGGTGGCAAGCCCAGGCAAAGACCGACGGCGCCACGATCGCAACATGGACTGCAGAGCCTATTGGTGGGTCCGCAAATATTCACACAGATATAAGTTATGAGTAATTATCTAATAAAGGGGGGCGAAACAATTACCGATGTCGTGTTAAACAACACGGCGCTTTTGCGTAACTGGGATGCCATACTGGATGCCAACGGTTGCACGGACTGGACGCCGGTACTTTTGGGTGGCCAGGTAATGATCATACCGGAAAGCGTGACAATCGATTTGGACGCGATCGAGGACATAAAATCACATCCTGTCTCAAACCAGTCCGTTCCGAACCTGCAGGACCAAATCGACGCCATTTTTGCAACGATGGAAGACGCGCCGCCGGTGGATGTGCCGGTGTTTACACAGGAAGTTGTAAACACGAATACCACTTACACGGTGAGCCCTGGTGATTCGATCGGGGACGCGGTAATTAACGCAACTGGAACGCTGGCCAACCTAGACCTGGTGTTAACTGAAAACGGTTTTGATACCTGGACGCCGGCGCTTAATGCTGGAGAAAAATTACTGATCCCTGCGACGATCACAGCGGACCCGAACGCGGCCAGACAATTCGCTGAATACCCGGTTTCAAATGTATCAGTAAACAATGTGGACCAACAAATTATTGATATATTTGAAATAATAAATGATTACTGGATACTTACAACTTCTTTTTGGAACGATTTAGCACTTTGGAAAGATCAAAAAACGTGGATCGATTAAACATTTTTTATGGCACAACAAATAATTGAGAACGGTCAAAGCGGGTTAGTAGTAAGGGAAGCTCTTAACGAAATGTTTACTGAGTTGTACGGTAATACACCTGTTCCAATCAAAATGGGGACCCTGAGCGCGAACACTGACCAGCTTATAACCAGTAATACATTTTTGGCCACTTTGGAAATTGTCAAAGTTTCGGGAATACCGGTTGTTAAGATAGGAACCACTCCAGGCGGAGAAGAAATTTTTCCGCTTATGGAACTCAGCGGTTTTTCTCAATCAAATGTGCAGCTTTATTGTGACGTAGATAAAACCATATATTTTACAATCAGCGGAGGGACGATTAAAGCGCGTCTCGATGTTATAAATAACTATTTATAATGAGCGCAACTGAAGAAATTTTTGCAAATCTTTCGGCGCTGGGATTTAATAATACCAGCGCCACGGCTCTTTACAACAAAATCGCCCAAGCCATCGGAATCCCGATTGAAAATACCAAAACGGAAATCGCAAATTCAGAAAACATAATCCTTAATTTGATAACGACCAAAAATTATGGGAAAGAACTGTATTACGTTAGTGCAGCGCTGGCATTCCAGTATGGGGATGACCTGATAATTGATCCTATCACGAAAAACGATGTTTACGCAGTAATAGATCCGCAAAAGCAAATTATTAGCCAAGCTGCTTTTGAGGACCCAGGATCACAGCTATTTTT